CGACTTGATATTTACTATATCGAGGACAATTGACGATAGGCAAAATGGAACAGGACGTTTCTTCATTGCCAAGAACAGATTCGGAGAGGACGGAGTTATTTTGCCAGCAAAGATTGACTTGGCGAGAGCGAAAATGGAAGTATTTCCTCCGAATGGAGAAACAATTGGGGAAGTCCAGGCTTTAACCGCCAAAAAACAAGCTGAGAATCTAAGAGACAAATATAAAGCATACAAGGAGGGTAATAAATGAGTTACGAGCCGCAAGAACAAACGATATCATATTTTGAAGGCGATGAACTGGCGACAAATGTCTGGTTAACGAAGTATGCTCTAAAGGACACTGCAGGGAACATTTTAGAGCATACTCCCGACGACATGCACCGTCGTCTCGCTTCTGAATTTGCCAGAATTGAGTCGCAATTCGGAGGAACTGATGCTCTTTCTGAGAGCGATATCTATGAACTCCTAAGAGATTTCAAATTCATTGTTCCGCAAGGTTCACCCATGATGGGAATCGGCAACAATTACGTCAAGATTTCTCTATCAAATTGCGTCGTAGTGGACTCCCCAGCAGACAACGTATCTTCCATTATTGACTCTGGAAAGTGTTTGGCAAATCTATTTAAGAGGAGATGTGGAGTTGGCATAGATATCAGCAATCTCCGCCCCGAAGGTGCTCTCGTTAACAACTCGGCAGGAACAACAACAGGTGCTTGGAGTTTTGCAGATTTCTATTCATATGTCTGTCGGATGATTGGGCAAAATGGTCGCAGAGGAGCTTTAATGATTTCGATGGATGTGCGACATCCTGACATTGAGAAGTTCGTCACAATGAAGCATGATATGTCCAAAGTCACAGGGGCAAATGTTTCCGTTAAGATTTCAGATGACTTCATGGAGGCTGTCGAATCTGGCGATGACTTCACTCTTCAGTTTCCTGTCGATTCCGACTCTCCCGTCTTTAGCAAGACGATTCGCGCTAAGGAGTTGTGGGACAATATCGTTGACTCCGCTACAAAGACAGCAGAGCCTGGTATTTTGATGTGGGACAATATTACAAACAACCTTCCAGCAGAATCCTATAAAAATCAAGGATTTCAAACACTTACGACAAATCCTTGCGGAGAAATACCCTTATCTGCCTATGATAGTTGTCGTCTAATTTCTATCAATCTTAAGAACTTCGTAAAGGATTCTTTTGGGCAAAATCCTCACTTCGATTTTAAACATTTTAGCGAAGTTGCAGCAGCCGCCATGCGCTTATCGGACGATCTCGTTGAGCTTGAGATTGAAAAACTTGCTAACATCTTGAGCGCCTGCGATACTGATGATGAGCGGGAACTGTGGAACAAATTGAAAGATGCATGTGTCAATGGTCGCCGAACCGGACTCGGCACCCACGGCTTGGCAGATGTAATTGCTTGTTTGAATCTCGCCTACGATTCTGAAGAAGCCATATCGATAATCGATAAGATATACGAAACACTTAAGATTTCAGCATATACTGAAAGCGTTCATTTATCTGAGCAACGCGGAGCTTTCCCTGTCTTTGATTGGGAGACTGAGAGGGAGAACGGCTACATTCAGTCTCTCCCGAGAGAGCTTCAGCTTCTTATTTCAAAGCACGGACGGCGAAACATTTCGATTCTCACGAATGCTCCAACTGGATCAGTTTCTATTTTGTCTCAAACCAGTTCTGGCATCGAACCTGTTTTTCGAAATTCATATATCCGCCGTCGAAAATTGTCTCATAATGAAAATCACATCAACCCTGACTTTACTGATGACCTTGGAGACAGGTGGGTCGAATATGAAGTGTTTCATCACAATTTGAAACAATATCTCGAACTGATGCAAACCGATGAAATTCCTGACTTTTTTGTCGAATCTGATAGTATCGATTGGAAGAATCGAGTTCGCATCCAGTCAGCAATTCAAAAGCATATTGATCATTCAATCTCAAGCACGATTAATCTTCCGAAGGGAACTTCATCTGATGTTGTGAGTGAGATTTATGTCTCTGGCTGGAAAATGGGACTAAAAGGAATTACGGTTTATGTAGATGGATCGAGAACAGGTGTCTTAGTCACGGATAGGCAGGAGGGCTCTTTTCCGCAGCATACAGCAGCGAAACGTCCAGAAGAGCTTCCTTGCAACATTCATCATACGACAATTCAGGGTGAAAAATGGATAATCTTAGTGGGATTGTTAAATGGCAAGCCATACGAAGTAATGGGCGGATTATCAAATCTTATTGAGATCCCCTCAACACATACCAAGGGTATCTTAATCAAGCATCCTCGAAAGACAATGAATTCAGTCTATGATTTCAAAGTCGGAACAAGCGGAAATTCAATGCGCGTTAAGGATATCGTCAAAGTGTTCGATAATCCGAACAATTCAGCATTCACTCGACTTATTTCTCTTTCGCTCCGGCACGGTGCTGATATCCAATATGTTGTTGAGCAGATGCAAAAGGACAGAGATAGTGATATGTTCACTTTCGCTAAATGTGTTGCGCGAGTTTTAAAGGGATACATCAAGGATGGAACAAAAACGGGCGGAGCCAAATGTCCCTCTTGTGGGCAAACAAGCGGTTTCGTCTACATCGAAGGTTGCAGAACGTGCTCTTGCGGATTTGCAGCTTGCGGATAGTTGTGGAGAATTATGATGAACTTTAATCACCTTGTATCTCGAATCAATGCCAAGTCGCGCTGCTCTGGAGAAGGGCACTATTGGCTACCAACGGGAACAATGGAAGCGACGCCTTCTGGGGATTTTCGTGTTGATTTTTACTGCAAACACTGCTATAATAGGGCTACCGAGTTTTTGAACAAGAAATCATACGGTATGCACAAGAACACCCTAACCAAATATTCAAACACAGGAGAATAAATGCTTTATCCCCGAAACCGACATTTGTCAATATTGCCAGAATATATTGAACGCCAAAACAAACAACGAGATTCGACAATCCTATTGCCAGAAGACTATTCCAAGGTAGAGAGTCGCTACTGCGCGGCATCTGTCGTAAATGTATCTTCAGACTGTAATCTTGATGTCCTTGCGGGAGATCGCATTTTAGTTGATCGCAGCATGATTGAAGAAGTCGAATATGATGGAGAGACAAATTATCTGATTTTAGCAAACTATGTTATCGCAGAAATTGGAGATAATACTTGATGGCACATCATTATAACTTGTTTGATGCAAAATCAAAAACAGTATTAGTCTCCGGAGGAATGGATCCTATCCATGTCGGACACTGCAGGCTGCTACAGGAAGCGGCAAAATATGGTAATCTAGTTGTCGTTCTAAATTCAGATGAATGGCTCAAACGCAAAAAGGGTTTCGCATTTATGCCATTCGAGGAACGCCGGGAGATTGTCTCCTATATCAAGGGTGTCCATATCGTAGTTAAGGCAGACGATTCAGATGGGACTGTATGCGATAGTCTCCGAAAATATAAGCCAGACTTTTTCGCCAATGGTGGCGATAGAACGACAGACAACACTCCGGAAATGAAGATATGTGAAGAATTGGGAATTAAGATGCTGTGGGGAGTTGGAGGAGGAAAGATTCAGTCCAGCAGTGAGTTAACAGCCGCAGTACCAAAAGAAGATGAAGAGTTATGAAAAAATAGTAATAGGAGGAACGTTCAGTTCTGTCTTATATTCGTTTTTAACAGGCACTCCCATCATATTCGCTGAGAGTGTTCAGACTCATCCGTTTGACTTTTACGATATCGATGTTGATTTGAGCCTTGTGGACGAGAATCCTCTACGATATGCTTTGAAGAAGGTGGACGGAGGAAATGTAATGTTCGGAACGTCAAAGCAAGAAGTAAATGACAAACTGTTAGCATTTCTTTCTCTTTCGGGACTTGTTCCTTTCTCTCATTTAGCCAAATCTATTCGCATTGAGGATGATGAATTGCGCATTTCCACCGGAACTGGGACATTTCGAGTCAAATATGAAGAATTGATAGTATTTGATGATAAAGATGTCTATGGACTCCCGTCGGTAACCGAAAATGATGAAAATAGGATAACCACAGTTTTAGATTGGTTTGATGTTAAGTTCTGCGTTGGGTTGAGAGAGTATGACTATATTGAAACAGGGGACAATTTCGTTAATCGTATATTTGTATATTCATCCGTCCGCCCGGATGTTGTTGCCGCCTCAAAAGACTTGGCAGTAATTTCATATCTTCCAGCACAAGATGCAGTTCAGGAATATCACTATTCAGATACATATGCGAGATTTAAGATTCTTAAGTTGCTGAAATCCTTCGGAATCCGAGGAATGAAAAATGGTAAAAATCCCAATTATCCTGAAAAGTCCGCAGAGCCGTTTAAGTGGCTTTCTCCAAGAATTGAATTCTCCGAACGAGAAATAATGCCCCTCCCTATGGGAAGATATACAGATACCGAGAAAATTAAGTTTTCATATGAATCTCCAGAAGAGATAATTTTGAATCATCAATTGAATACGAATTCTTATAATTCTAAGCTGATGAGCATGATGAGGATAAAGTAGTGGAAGGAAAACCAACACCGCTAAGAGGGCAGCAATGGGGAAGATTCCATCTCGCAGGAATAATTCCTGTAGCAGGACACAAGCATGATTTCGGATTCCAATGGGATAATGTCCTTATGCCCATCGCAGAGGGATACACCGCCATCGAACATTCGATAATGGAGTGTGCTTATGCTGGATGCGATACCATTTGGATAGTGTGTAATACCGACATTCAGCCCCTCATTCGCCACAGAGTGGGATCATATGTTCAAGATCCCATTTGGCACGGTAGGGTTCTCTCACCATATCCAGCAGAAGAGCGTAAGCCAATTCCAATACATTATGTGCCGATTCATCCGAAAGATAGGGAAAAGGTTGACTGCTATGCTTGGAGCGTGTTGCATGGAGCGAACACTGCTTATTGGATAAATCTCCAAATGAGTAGATGGGTGACTCCAGATAAGTATTTTGTCTCTTTCCCTCTTTCTGTGTCTCCGGAGAATGTTTTCCGCCCCCATCGACAGCTAATCTCAAGTTCCGATAATTTCTTTCTGAGCTATGATGGAAAGACGGTGAAAGACGGCGAGTATTTGAGTTTTACTTTTGGACCGTCCGATTTTGTCAAATGCCGCCGCATAATAAGGACAGGAACAGGCACAACCGTCCCTGGTATGGATTACACTTCGGAAGATATACTTTCTGGCAATTTTGATATACTTCCATTTGAAGAAAGATGGTCAGCAAAGCATTTTTCCCTTGACAAAGTGTTTGAACCTGTTATAATAGAGGGAGAGAATGTGAAAGAAGTAGAGTGGTTTCATAATATTTCCACTTGGGAAGGATATTCTGACTATTTTGCATCCGAAGAGTCAAAGACAGTAACCCGCCCATATAAGGGCATAATGAACTACCGTGAATGGAACGGTGTAGGAGTTGAGTATGGTGAGGAAGAAGACGAGTAGCACTGGTGATGTAAATAACTTACAAGAGCAGGTGGATACTTTGACGAAACAATTAAACACAGAACGTCAGAAGACGACGAACTTTGCGCAGAACTTGGGCAAAATGCGCATGCGCGTCATTGAAGTCCTTGAACTTGAGAACAGTGTTCGCACCCAAGTCGTCCGAGAGATTGATTCTGTTTTTGATCGCTCTCTATAGAATAAGCTCCCCAGCCTCTTGACAGGGGCTGGGGTTTGTGCTATATTGTATGAATATTGAGAGAGGGAATAAGTGAACAAAGTAGATAAAATACCATTTGTGGGATTGCATGCCCACAGCACATTTTCAGCGCACGACGGCTTCGGCTACCCACAGGAACATCAAGAATACGCCTACGAAAATGGCATGGATGCCCTCGCGCTAACCGATCACGGCACGATGAATGGAATCTCTTATGCGATTCTAAATGCGAAGAAAATGAACGCCGAGGGGAAGAAGTTTAAGTCGATTCTTGGAGTCGAAGCTTATTTCATTCCCGACGTTATTGACTGGCGAGAGAAATATGAGCAACTCAAGGAAGATAAGAAAGCCGCCAAACAATTAAGGACGAAAGAGTCAGGAACTGCTGTCGAAACAGACGGTTCAGCAGGAGACTCTTCAGTCGGCGAGTTGCCACGCTATCGACATCTCATCCTCCTCGCCCAAAATCAAATAGGACTGAACAATCTCTATCGTATTGTCTCGGAGTCTCACGATGAGAAGCACTTCTATCGCCGTCCTCGGGTTGACTTTGCCCTCCTCCGAAAATACAGCGAAGGAGTGATTTGCTCCACTGCTTGCATGTCTGGTCCTCTCGCAGGCTTATGGTGGCAGCACAAAGACGAGGGAGACGAAGCCGTCCAATTGGCAATGACGGAGTATATTCAAGAATTCGTCGGCATCTTCGGAGACAGATTTTACGGAGAACTTCAGTGGAACTCCATTCCCGAGCAACATGAGATTAACAAACATGTCATCCAAGCATGTCTTCGTCACAATGTCCGAATCATCTCTACAGCAGATTCTCACTACCCCAGGCAAGACGCTTGGCGAGACAGGGAGATGTATAAACGCCTTGGCTGGCTTTCCAAGGGCACTCCCTCGTGGATTACAGAAGAGAAATTAAAGATGCCGGAATCTGTCGAAGAGATTGGATATGAACTGTATCCGAAAAATGGACAACAGATGTGGGACGCTTACAAAAACTATTCTGCACAATGCGGCGTGGAATATGACGATGCCCTGGTGATGGAGTCGATAACGCTCACTCATCAAGTCGCCCATGAACAAATTGAAGACTTCCAGCCAGACACTACCATCCAGCTTCCAGACTTTGTTGTTCCCGAAGGTGAGACGGCAGACGGCGCCCTTGCGAAAAATGCCGTCAAAGGCTTGAAAGCAAGGGGCTTGACTTCTGAGAAGTATGTTAATCGACTTAAATACGAACTTGATGTCATTAGCACTCAGGGCTTCTCGAAATACTTCCTGACAATGAAAGCCATTGCAGATAAGGCAAACGAGATGATGGCAACCGGTCCAGCCCGAGGCAGCGCAAGCGGAAGTCTCCTCGCCTATGTGCTTGGAATTACTCAAGTTGATCCCGTTCGGTTCGATTTGCCATTCGAGCGCTTTATGACGAGAGATATGGACGGCATGCCGGATATCGATTTCGATGTAGCGGAACCCGCACTACTCAAAGAAAAGTTGGCAGAGGACTGGGGAGAATTTACTGTAATCCCTATTTCAAACTGGAATACCCTTCAGTTGAAGTCGCTCATTAAGGACATCGGGAAATTTTATGAAATCCCCTGGACAGAGGTAAATGAAGTAACTGGCAAAATGATGATTGAGGCAACTCCTGCAGCCAAAAAGGCTCACGGAATCAAGGCTGGAGTATATGTTCCAACTTTCGAAGAGGTAATGGAGTATTCTCCTACCCTCCGCTTGTTTTTGGACAAGCACTCTCACATCAAGACTCATGTTGAGGCAATCTATGGGAATATCCGAGCAAACAGCCGCCACGCCGGAGGCTGTCTGATCGCCGATAATCTAAATGAACATATGCCCTTAATTAGGATTCGCGGGACTTGGCAGACTCCTTGGGCAGAGGGACAACATGTTCGTCACCTGGAGCCACTTGGTTTTATCAAATTCGATATCCTTGGATTATCGACATTGACAATGATTCAGGTAGCGGTATCCCATATTCTAAAGCGACATCATGGAGTCGAGAATCCGACAATTGAGGATATCAATGAATACTATGATGAAAACCTTCATCCAGACATTATTGATCTGAACGACAAGGAAGTTTGGAATAACGTATTTCACAAGATTGACAGCACACCGGGAGTATTCCAGTTCGCCGAATCTGGAATGAGGAATTTCTGCGAACAAGCAAAGCCCGATAATCTCACAGAGCTATCAGCAGTGACATCTCTCTTCCGCCCCGGACCATTGTCAATGGGAACGGACAAACAGTTTGTTGAGGCAAAGCGAGCCCCGCAGCTTGTTACTTACGAGCACCCGATTCTGAAAGAGGTTTTGGAGAAGACATACGGACTAATCATCTTTCAAGAGGACATCGCAAACATTGCCCACAAGATCGGCAAGGACATTTCTCTCACAGAGGGCAACAAGCTTCGAAAGCTCCTGACAAAGAAGGGAACAGGCTCAACTGTTGCGACAAAGAATGCAATCCACGAGAAGTATATCGCCGGCGCAAAAGAGAAGGGCATTCCTGTCAACGTGGCAAATTCAATCTGGGACAAAATGGAGGCGTTCGCAGCATACGGCTTCTCGCTCAATCACGCAACCGCATATAGTCTCATCTCTTACCAGTGCGCTTGGTTGTTCAATTACTATCCCGTTGAGTGGATGGCAGCCTTTCTTCAGAAAGAGCCGGAGAAGCGAAAAGAGAAAGCAATCATGCTCGCCAAGAAAGCGGGCTTTGAAATTAGAAAACTCGATATCAACACTTCCGGACGAGTCTGGGAGATTAGCGAGAACGGCAAAACCCTAATCCAGCCCCTAACTGCAATTAAGGGACTTGGGGACGCAGCAATTGATCAGATTCTTGCCAACCGTCCATTCGAGAAGGTTGAAGATTTCCTATTCAATGAAGGTATTACTTATTCAAAGCTCAACAAAAAGGCTCTCGATGTCCTGATCCGATCAGGGGCAATGAATACTCTCGTTGATGATCGCTTCACCGGATTGAAGCATTTCTGGAGTGCCGTTGCGGTGGATCGCCCCCGAAAAGAAAGGTTCCTTCAGGAGAATATAGAAGCATATCTCCCCGAGGGCGATTTCGATGACGAGCAGATGATTCAATACTCTGTTGATCTGACGGGTGTCTTTCCGATGAGCGATGTGATGAGTCAGGAGATCCGAGACAAACTTGAATCTCGATTCGTCCCTCCACTTGGAGAGTATGACGAGGACTTGAAGGTTGCGTGGTTCATACCCCGAAAGATCATTTCGAGAAAGACGAAAAACAATAAAGAATATTGGATTGTTGAAGCAATCGACGATACTGGAACTTTGACGAAAATCAAGTGCTGGGGAGTCAATTCAAGAACCGACATTCTCTATGTTAACAAGGTATATATAGCAAAGCTTGATCATCACCCAACCTGGGGATTTTCATCGAGATCAATCCGACATAATTTCAGAAGAGTGGGATAAAAGGCTTGACACTCGAAACAAACTCTGTTATATTATAAGAGTAATTTGAGATTGAGAATACAAACAACATCAGGAGAGCAAATACATGTTTGATCATATTAACAACGCACCCGTCGCCGTGGAGGCACAAGTGAATACACAAGAAAGCGAAAAGCGTCAAAGGGTTTTGGAATACATCCGAAGCCTCAAGGCGTTAGAAGAAGCCATCGAGCCTTTTGCTGAACAAAAGCGTGAACTCAAGGCAGAGTTTAAAGAGCAGAACTGGCTCTCAGGAGACGAGATCTCTCTTGCAGTCAAAGCGTATCGCATGCTTAAGAAAGATCAGGACATCGATGAACTTGTCGAGATGTTCAACTTCCTCCAGGGGCAGTAAGAGTGATTGTCGAATACCACCGAACCCACTTAAATGCCCATCCACCGTCTCGTGGAAATCCATCCGACGCTGGGCTTGATGTTTATTTTAGCCCCAAGGAACACACCTCTGTGACGGTAAATCCGGGAGAAAGTGTAATCCTTGGAACTGGGCTAAAGTTCGGAGTCCCGCACGGCTACATGCTTGAAGTGAAGAACCGTTCAAGCGTCGCCTCCAAGCGCTCGCTCCTCGTCGGAGCCTGCGTAGTAGACAGTGGATACGACGGAGAGGTATTCGTCAATCTTCACAATGTTGGCACCGTGGCGCAAGTCGTAGAGCCGCATAGCAAGATCGCTCAAGTTGTAATGACGCCAGTCGTATCATTCAGAGCATTGGAAACTTCAAATCCAGATCTCTATGGATGGTATCCAATCGCAATCAGCGAACGCGGCGACGGAGCCCTGGGCTCCACTGACGAGTAGGAAACTTGGAAAAGTGAATAACCTTGTTGACAAACTCGCCCACCTGGGCTATATTATAGATGTAAGAAAAACGGAACCACAAGTTCGGAGAATTAGATGAACAAACTGCATACACGAAATAAGACACTCCAGGCGTTAAGGAGCAAGGACTTTGCACTCCATGTCATTAGTCTCGTTGAGAGAACTGCTGCAGCGCATTTCGCATCAGCAGCCCTAATGGACGACAGCATTGTCACTATCCGAGACTGGGCAGAAGCCATCGAAGAGCAGAGGCGTCAGCAGACATCGGCAGTAAGTGTTCGTTTTGCCTATGACTTTGAGTTTGCACTCGTCAGAGCCTGTAAGGACTTCGGCATTGCCGTCCTCGGCAAAGAGGAAGGTGACGCACCAGGGCACGACTTCCGTGTAGTAACGTCAGACGCCGGTATTATCCCATTTGAGGTTAAAACCACTCAAAGCGCCAACGGCTGGACGGGATCAACTCATTCCGAGGGTAAAGGAAAAGCAGAGAGTTATGTTTTAGTAAGCTATGAGCTTGACTACGATCTTCCAATCCCCAAGAACACCTTCTCTTTCGCCAATGTTATTAAGGCAGTTCATTTCTCAGTATTGGACGAATGTGCCGTCGCTTGGAACGGAGAGGCGACAGATAATAATAGCAGCACCACCGGCAAGATACATGTCAACTCTGTTGACGAATATCGCAAGTCCATCTCTCTTGGTTCCGTAGAACCAAAGATAAAATGGTGCAGATGCCTCAGAGAGAGCATGCTACAATATCGAGGAAAAGAAATTGCAGCAGCTTAATCAAGTCATCTGTGGAGACAGCGTCGAAGAGTTGAAGAAGTTGCCAGACAATTCAGTTGATCTGGTTGTGACATCTCCTCCCTATGATACGCTTCGTTCATACAAGGATCTCGTCAAGGACATGGAGGAGAAGTTCAACGGCTACTCCTTCCCGTTTGAGCAAATCGCCACAGAGCTTTCGCGAGTTGTCAAGAAAGGCGGAGTAGTCGTCTGGGTAGTCGGCGATGCCGTAATCAAGGGCAGTGAAACCGGCTCTTCTTTCCGACAAGCTCTCTACTTCATGCAGCAAGGCTTTAAGCTCCACGATACGATGATCTATGAAAAGAACGGAAGCAGCTTTCCTGCCCGCCGCGACGGAAATCGTTACTCTCAGCTTTTCGAATACATGTTCGTGTTCTCCAACGGTGCCAAGCCAAAGACGGCAAATCTGATTTGCGACAAGCCGAACCGTTGGGCAGGATACACTCATTTTGGAAAAGGGACAATTCGAAATAAAAAGGGAGAACTCATCGAGAGGAATATCAAACCCATTCCCGACTTCTCTCCGAGAAACAATATCTGGAAATACAATACCGGAAAGAACTATTCCACAAAAGACAAAGTGGCATTCGAACACCCTGCGATCTTTCCAGAGGCTCTCGTTCAAGATCATATCTTGACTTGGACTACGCCCGGAGAAGTAGTTTTGGACCCCTTCAACGGCTCAGGAACTACGACAAAGCTCGCGTTGCTGAACGATAGGCAATATATTGGAATGGAGATTTCATCCGAATATTGTGACATTGCAGAAGAACGCTTGAATATCGCGAGAAAACAAAAGGAAACAAACAAATGAACGCAGCAACACAAAAAGTGATGTTCTCCAGCAAGAAGCAAGATTGGGCAACACCGCAGGGATTCTTTGACAAGTTGAACTGGCAGTTTGGACCATTTAACTTAGATCCTTGTGCTACTCCTGAGAGCGCCAAGTGTTCAAAATTCTTTACAGAGGATGACGATGGACTTACGATGGATTGGGGTGGACATACTGTGTTTGTCAATCCTCCCTATGGGCGCACCGTGGGCAACTGGGTGAAAAAGGCATTTGAGGAGTCCAAAAAGGATAACACGACAGTTGTGATGCTCATCGCCGCACGTCCAGACACTCAATACTGGCATAACTATGTGATGAATGCCGATGAGGTATACTTCATCAAAGGACGGCTTAAGTTTGGAGAGGCAAGCACCCCCGCACCATTCCCCTCTGCCGTCGTGGTATTTAAGAATGGAAATCGACAACAAATCTTTGGAGCAATGAACCGATGAATAGAAAACAACGAAGAGCCGCAGAAGCGCAGGCGAGAAAAGACGGAAACCCGGAGCAGGAACTGGCAGCACAGGCAGCGATGTTTGGCAAGATTCCAGATGAATGCACTGCTTGCGAGTCGGATTTCGACAAGACGGACAAAGAAATGGTTCAGTCTTGGCGAGTCGTCGTCCGAAAGGAGGACGAGGATAATCCCGTAAGGATCTATTGCCCTCCATGCTGGAACACTGCACAAGAAGTAATTACCAATTTTTTGAAAACTGTCGAGGATACCGAAGATGACTCTTGAAACGTTATTGACATTTGATGATGTTCTGTTAAAACCGCAATTCAGCGATATTCGCTCCCGACGTGAAGTGGACTTGTCGTCTGAACTATCTGAAGGAGTTCGCCTCCGTGTTCCAATCTTTGCTGCTCCTATGGATACTGTATGTGGCTCAACAATGAGTCGTGTCCTCTCTGAGTTCGGAGCCTTGGGTATCATTCATCGCTATAGTACAATTGATGAACAGGCGACAATGGTTTCTGAAGCGTCGAGTAATGGAAACAACGCCGTCGGCGCAGCAATTGGAGCAACTGGGGACTATCTCGATAGAGCAAGGGCTTTGGTTGAGGCAGGTGCAAAGGTGCTCTGTGTTGATGTGGCTCATGGAGATCATGTCTTTGTGCATGTCGCTCTCCGAAACCTGCGAGACAGATATCCCAAGATTCACTTAGTTGCTGGCAATGTTGCAACTTATTCCGCAGCCCTCGCCTTGGCTGAAGCTGGAGCGCACACAGTCCGTGTGGGAATTGGAGGAGGTTCATGCTGTAGTACTCGAATCCAGACAGGATTTGGAATGCCCACTTTAGCATCCGTCACTGAATGTGTAAAGATTAAAGAGAAATTTCCAGGTGTCAAGATTCTTGCAGACGGAGGAATCCGAAATTCAGGAGATATGGTTAAGGCACTTGCCGCAGGGGCGGACTTTGTAATGATTGGCTCTCTCCTTGCGGGCACTGCAGAATCGCCTGGCGAGGTTATTCGTCGTGACGGGCAATGTCACAAGGTTTTCCGAGGAATGGCATCAAGAGACGCACAGGCAGACTGGCGCGGAACTGCTTCTTTTATTGAAGGTGTAGCAACAGTTGTTCCCTACAAAGGCAAAGTTATTCACGTGCTCGAAGGGCTTGAAAACGGAATCCGCAGCGGACTGTCTTACGCAGGTGCCCGAACATTGACTGAGTTGCAGACAAATGCTCAATTTGTTCGACAGACTTCTGCAGGCTTTGTAGAAAGCAATCCACATGTCTTGCGAGGCACCAATGCCTAAAGGCACCGGGAAAAGAAAAAAGTGGGATGAGCCAACTGAAAGAATTCAGGCTTATCTCCCCCAGTCTCACAAAGCGGAGATGAAGATTAAACTCCATTATCACGGAGCATCAATGGCACCGTTCTTGCGAGCAATTGTCAAAGCATTCGTCCAAGAAGATGCTCTCTTTATGGCATGGTTCGACGAGTGGAAGCTCCGCAATAGCAAGATCAAAGGAAAAGGCAAGCATAGGAAATCTTCAAAACTCAAAGAGGCGGGCAAAGAACTTTCCTCTCAGTTCGGCATCAACGATGGCGACATTGAAGACATATTTGATGTGATTGCAAAGGAGCATCCTGAGTTATGATAGAATGTGCAAAGAAGTGTTGCGAATTAGAGGTGTCGTGTCCAGTTGGTGACTGTCGCAGTTGGATCGATTTTGAGGAAGATTTGAACTGTGTTGACATATCCGTTCACAAGAATGGCTCAATGAAGTTAAAACAAATCGCAGAAAGGATCGGGCTAACATCGGCAAGAGTTCAACAGCTTGAAAAGAAAGCTCTTGCTAAACTAAAGAAACTTGTGTGATTTTCTTCTTTTCGGGTAGTAGCGTTCTAATTATAAGTGATTGTTTTGCACAAGAATAACACATTTAGGAGATAGTATTATGAGCAAAAAGTTTTTAACAGAATCACAGGTACGCCGATTTCAAGCACTCGCCGCCGTCCCTGCTGTAAACGAATTGGGTGGAACACCCTATGGTGAAGTTCACGAAGAAATGCCCGAGGAGGAATATTCCGAAGAAGGCGAATTAGAAATGGGCGATGAATTGCCCGGAGACGAAGGTCCGGAAGAAACCGGACTGGAAATGGACATGGACATGGAAGCTTCCGATGAAGGGGGTGAATTAGATCTAAGTCCAGAGCAGAAGGAAACCCTTGCTGCTGATATCGTCCGTGCTGTTGCACAAGAGTTAGAAGGCGCACTTCAACTTGACGAGCCAATCGAAGTAGATGTTGAGGCAGAGCCTGCAATGGATATGGAGCCAGAAGGCGAAATGGATATGGGCATGGAAATGGATGCTGAACTACCTCCCGAGGGCGGCGAGGAATTAGCCATGGACGACGAAGAACCTCTCGCCGAAAATGACGAAGAAGAACTCGAAGAAGCTACTGACGATGAAGCTATCGTTAACGAAGTTTTGAAACGAGTGATCGCACGACTTACTAACAAATAGAGTAAGCAACAGATCTCCTAAAAAACGAAAGCCGAGGGAATTCCACCCTCGGCTTTTGCATTTTTAATAGAATATGCTTTGACAATCGTTGAAATATGTGCTATATTGATAGAGTAATATGGGAGATAACTATGAGAGCGTTTGCGTGGAGACGAGAAACAGATAACGATAGTGCGAACTATTGTGTCCAAGTCGAAAACATTAAGGGAAAGCAGAAGCTAAACAAAGTGCTAAAAACTCTGTCCGAATGGGAAGTCGTCGGAAAGGGATATAATGCCAATACGAGAGAATACACATTCATGTTCGCCAGAGATTTTGCCAGCCCCAGCCGATGGCTGATTTGTGCAAAGAAATTTCCAATTCACTTGACAGAAGTAACTTCTCATGGAAATGAATTGGTTCGAAATAAGAAACTAATCAAACAAGGAGATGTGCTGTGATTTTCACACCACGGATGTCAAAAAAAGAATTAGAAAAAGCCCTCGAACCTGCTCCAACGCATGTCGTTGAAAAGTTAGATGAGGCTCCTCGTCTTATTGGAATTTGCGGAGAACTCGATGAGGAAAAAGCAGGGGAACTGATGTATGGCATGCTTTCCCTGTATGAGGACGGCGCAACATACTCCCTGAAGAATCCAGAAGACGAGAGTTCAGAGCTTATGGTAAACTATCGTCCATTTGAATTTATTGTCTCAACACTTGGAGGATCCGCACAGGAGATGTTTGGACTACACGATCTGATGCGAGTCATTCGTGAAGATTGCGACATCTACACTGTTGGACTTGGAAAGGTGTTCTCTGCAGGAACTCTGCTGCTAGCATCTGGCACACAAGGAAAACGAAAGATCGGCAAGAACTGTCGAGTAATGATTCACAGTGTTCTTGGAGGAAATCACGGTCCACTTCACAGTCTCGAAAATGAAATGGACGAGATTCGATGGACTCAGGATCGTTATATTGAGGCAATGGTTCAAGAGACGAACATGACGAAAACTCATCTTAAGAAGATTCTGAATCGAAAAGTGAATGCCTACTTCACAGCAGAGCAGGCAGTTGAGTTGGGAATTGCTGATATCATCTTTTAAGGAGACTTATGGACAAAGTATTCTACAACAAATCTTCTCAGGACTCGCTTGGATGGAGCCCATCGTGGTTCGACTGTGAGTATAATGATGAAGAGTTAATTGCTGCTGTAAGAAAATGGCAGAAGAAAAATAATCTCACCGTAGATGGACTGATTGGTCCATCAACTTATCGTCGAATCTGGACGGAGCGAGAAGCTGAAATATCCAACTATGTTCCGTATTCTCCAGAAGAGTCGGAAGCTCAATGTCTGCAGAAAGATAAGTTCATCGTTCACAATGGGGAATTTATCAAGATAGACTGGAATAGAGTCATTCTCTGGGATGAGGAAGATGGATTAGAGGCAGCAGATAATAGTTATTACAGCTATGCAGGAAAGCCAGACAGGAAGCCGACAATGTTTGTAAACCATTGGGATGTTTGTCTTTCTGCCGAATCGTGTGCTCAAGTGCTCGCCCAAAGAGGTATTTCTGTTCATTTTTGCATCGACAACGACGGAACCATCTATCAACTACTCGACACACAACACGGTGCCTGGCATGCTGGCAACGGCAGAGCTAATCACAAGTCAATAGGCGTCGAAATCAGCAACGCTTACTATCCCAAGTATCAAGACTGGTACGTTAAGAACGGATTCGGCGAACGCCCAATGCAAGACGGAGCATGGGTTCACGGTTGCAAGCTTGATCCATTTACCGATTTCTATCCGAGACAAAAACGAGCACTCAAAGCCCTTTGGGAAGCAATTCACCGTGGCGTTGGAATCCCTCTTGAAGTTCCGACAAAGGATGGAAAGCTGGTAACTGGCGTATGTTCAAAATCCGCTAAGGCAGAGTTCAAGGGGTTCGTTAACCACTATAATCTGACAAAGAGGAAGATTGACTGCGCCGGATTGGATATTTTAGATATGATTAATGATGTCAAAGAGAAGACTGAAGACTAATTATATATTATGAAAGAACTCGATACGTTAGTAGAGAACTACTTCACACCCGCACTTGACGCCACTGACATCCTTCAATTGGTTGAGCAGATAGCGTCCGAATATGATAGTGGTTTAGAAGCAGCGCCGGATAGAGGAGAGATGAGAAATATTGAACTCGCTACCAATGCTCTTGACGCTGAAGGATTGGACTACATCGTTGACGACAACCGTCGCCGCATTGTAGTTAAAACGGACAATCGGCAAGAAGCGATAGAAGATGTCATTGGTTCCCTCGAACTTCATGGATTTAGATACAATGTGGACGCCCCCGGAAGCAGCTTAGGAAGAATTGAAATAATTGATAAAGACTTTGGCAATGTGTATATTTATTTTAAACCTATTTCTCGCAAAGCACCTGCCCTCGCCGGTGCAGACTATGAGCTTTCCCTGGCGGCAGAAATAAATCAAAGATATAGCGATATTGGCGTCACAGCAAGCTCGGCAGGATCCGGACACGGCTCTGATCTAACGATTAAGGTAGAACATCCAATGGGTACGGTAACTATTGAAGCTAAGACTTCCCTGTCCGCCGATTTTGGACAATTCAGGCTACAGTATAATACTGATTTGGAAACCTGGGAACCAAGATTGACAAAAGGGTATGCAAAGAATAAAGAGATATTTGATGTTTTATTTTACGATCATCTACAGAAGCATATGAATAAGTTCTACAGATTTCCCGATGTCACTGATGGTAGATTGGCAACCCAAGTCTTGGACAAAGGCAATACGGTGTACGGGCTGAAAAGAACGCCAACAACTGGAGATCTCAAAAGAGACTTGCAACTATCATGGTTTCAGAAAAATGATTATCATGTTAGCTTTCCCTTTGAGCAAATCGCCGATTACTACAGGAATAAAGGTGACGAGTATATCCAAATAAAAGGAAAGGGACTCTACGCTTTGGAAGCTGACGCGGCATCAAAGTTGAAAATTCCAGAATTTGATAATGTCGGACTGACTTCATATCTTAGGTTTAGATTGAAGCCATCTTATGGAGAAAATAGCTCAACCGGATTTGTCGTAGCTGTCAAACTAAGCGGCAAAATGATCAAGTCCAGTGTTGATTTGGATAAACCTGAGTCTCTTGATAAGTTCGTGGCAGAGATTTTGAAATAAGTCCTTTATCGTTAGAGCCATTTGTGCTATAATAACAGAAATCACCAACCCAAGGTATATCCAATGACAAAGAAGTTTTGCTCCAATGAGCAACTACAGTCCAAGATCCTGCAAGGCGTCGAAACGCTTGCTGATAACGTAGCCACCACACTTGGTCCGAAGGGGCGAAATGTGATTCTACAGGAGAAGGGCAAGCGTCCCATCATCAGCAAGGATGGCGTCACTATCTCTCGCTTCATCGACTTCGAAGATGAGTTCATGAATGCAGGTGCCCAAGTCATTAAGCAGGCGGCAGAGCAAACAAACTCCGACGCCGGAGACGGAACCACGACTACGACGATATTGTGCCGCGCAATCCTCCAGCACGCCCAGCGATATATTACAGCAGGCGTGAGCCCCGTCGAATTAAAGCGAGGCATTGACAAGGCAGTCCAGGCGATTGTAGCCAACATTGATGACATGTCCCGCCCTATTTCATCTCTTGATGATATCGAACGCATCGCCACAATTTCAGCCAACGGAGATACTTCTATTGGCAACTTGATTGCAACGGCAGTAGATCAGGCAGGCAAGGACGGAGCCATTACAATCGAGGAAGCACGCTCAGTCGAAACCTCTCTTGATCTCGTCGAAGGATTCAGGTTCTCTTCCGGCTGGGCAGCGTCTGCATTCGTCACAGACGAGCGAGCAGCAGCAGTCCGATATAGCAACCCTCTCTTTCTCGTCACTGATGAGAAGATCGAAATGGTAGATCAGATTCTCCCTGTGCTGGAGGTTGTCGCCCGAGAGAGCCGTCCTCTCGTTATTATTGCGGAAGCGATTGAGGGGCAAGCCCTCGCCGCTCTCATCATGAATACTGTCCGTGGGACAATGAAAGTCGCCGCAGTCAAAGCTCCCTTCTACGGAGAAGAACGCCGAGGCATTTTGGAAGACATCGCCGTGTCTACTGGAGCCAGATTCGTCTCCCGCCTTAGTGGACAAAAGACGAAAGATGTGAAGCTATCTGATCTCGGCTCCGCAACCAAAATTGAGATTGTGAAAGGTGCAACAATGATTGTCGGAGGCAGAGGAGATTCGGACGAGATCGAAGAAAGAACAGAATTTCTCAAATCCCAATTGGCATCAACTGACAATCTTCACGAATGTGAGAGACTTCAAGATCGAATCACAAAGATGGCTTCTGGCGTTGCCATTATCCGAGTTGGCGGAGCAACAGAGGTGGAAGTGATCGAGAAGCGCCATCGCATTGAAGACGCCCTTGAGGCAGTTAAATCCGCTCAGCAAGAAGGCATTGTCCCAGGCGGCGGCACAGCTTTGATCCGAGCCGCCGCAGATGTCGATGTCCAAACGGATAACGAAGAACAGTCACTCGGAGTCGATATTATCAGGGGAGCAGTTCAAGATCCGATTCGACAGATGGCAGAGAATGCAGGTTCATCTGCTGACTTAACAGTTACTCAAGTTTTATCATCTGACGGCTCACAGGGATACAACTTTTCAACCGGAGAGTTTGTTGATTTAATCGATTCAGGAATCCTTGATCCAGCTAAAGTTGTCCGCTGCTCCTTACAAAACGCAGCTTCCGCAGCCGGAACGCTTATCACTGCAAATTACGCAATCATTCAGTCATAAATAGAATAAAGCAACTATATATCAACATGGATGAACACACCGAGACATTAATTGAATTAAACTCAAAACTCGAACGACTTCTGAACGGAATTGATACCCTCGGTGCCAATCAGGAGCGAATGAGCGATGACATTTCCAAGATAAAAGAGGCAGTATACAACCCAGACTCTGGACTATACGCAAGGTTACGCTCACTTGAGCAATGGAAAGAGAGCACTTCGAAGGTTCAGTGGATGATGTTTTCCAGTGTTGCGATGTTGATGATTAAGATGTTTTGGGATGTCATCCTGTCGGGGGGTAATTAAGGGGAGAAGGAATGGACTACGATTATTATTCATCATATGCTAAAATAAGACAGCCCCGTCGCATATATCCTGAGATAATTATCCGTATTAAGAGTTTGAAATGGAAATGCGACGTTAGTCCGAATGTGTCTTCCTTTCTCTCCTCCATCGCAGCTTCTCATGAGAAGTATGGCGGCATCACAGAGAAGCAGTACAAGGCATTCTGCGATATCGAGAAGGATTATCTCGATGCTTTGCCACCGGGTGATGAAAACTGGAATGAAAATTATGATGCAGACAAAAGAGAGACAGCAGAGATTTGTGCAAAATACTACAAAGAAATTCCTCCATATTTCGGAGACTTGTCATATAAGGTGCTCAATTCAGAAGACTTTATCCCGACAGAAAGGCAATTCAAATCTTTGACTCAGAATAAATACTCTATGAAGGTTCTCCAATCACATTTTGCGCCACCAAGATTTAAAGTCAATGACTATGTTTCACTAAGGAAGAAAAATCCTTATGATATTTCAAGTAATAGTAATATTTTCATTATACTGCAAGTCGCCCCAGAGCCTGTCACTTCGGCAGCAAAGGCTTCAAAGAAATATAAGATACTCACAATCGACGATACTGATACCCATATTGTGGAAGAACGCTTTCTTAAGTCCGCAATGAAACATATATTGAAATTAAACCGCTTAACATAAGTTACGACTTGTGTTATAATAATAAAAACGGAGGGAGAATTATGAATGTAACTCTTAACTTGACAACTGAGTTTGAAGAAATTCCAAATGAACTTGCCCATATGCTTAAACTTGTTGAGAAGGAATTGTCGGAAACATCTGGAAAGACATATAATGTCTCAAACAGCTTGCGCATGGGGGACTTCGACGGAGAGGCGACAATGGAAAGTCTCCACAATGTCCGACTGAAGATGGCAAGAGTTGACGCGAGAATGGAAGACTGTATGTCAATTCTCAGCGGATACTTGCACTATCTTGAAAACCCCCCAGACGAGCTACCGGAAGAAGAAGATGAAGAAGGGTGATCTTGCCTATATTCCTTCGGAAGTCACTCTTAGACAATTTGATAGGGGAAAAAAGGAACAGACGCCATATCTTAAACGATATTTCAAGACTGAAATCCCGGCATCAGTTGTGGTTCTTGGAGCCGGCGAATCGAGCGGAAATTACCAAGTCCTGTTTCGTGGAGAAACCTGGATGGTTGAGAAGAAGAATTTATATCCAATAACTAGGAGTAGTCAAAATGGCGACAGTGAAATTGACAGAAGTATTTAAGCAGAATCGATTTACATCTAATGAGAACGAATACAGTGTTCGTCAAGTATATGTGAATCCCGATTTCGTTGTATGTCTGCGAGAGGACAACCAAACAACAGGGCTTCTCCAAGAAGAGTCAGCATCTCTTCCTTCTGGACTAGATCCCAGGCATCAGTTTACAAAAGTGCGAATGAACAGTGGACAAGGCTCCTTTGAAATCACAGTTGTCGGAGATCCTGACACTATTGAAGGCAAACTGTCCAATTCATCATCTCTCCTGCGAGGTTAAAATGATTGAGTGCAGTCTTCGACAAATTGAGGAGTATGGAACCCAACTTCCTAACCGAGGAAAAGGAACGAAATCAGGACTATATCTTGGCTCAAATTACGCCTTCAAGGGCTTTGGAGTCAATCGTTGGGTAGTCGGGGTGTATATCGATATTGATTATAAAGAATATCTTGAAGGCGGCACTTCAGAAGAAGATGTCGTAAGACAATGTATTGAGTTCTTAAACCAGCCCCCTCCTCGAAAGAAATATCAGAAGAAGAAACCCATTCCAGAATTCGGAACTCTTGGCGAAAAGCCTCTTCGATTCCGATTCCGAGAGGATGAGGGAGGTTCATTCATTGAAGCTACTCTCTCAACAGATCAGCGACGAAGTAAGAAGTTTTGGGGTTCTGGTGATCTCGGAAAAACATTGAGAAAACGAGGACGCCCTCGCAAGGAGAAGAAATGATTTGGACAGCAGTGATGTTCGATCCCTCTACTGAGAAGATCGACTGCGACGTTTTTGAAGCAGCTATGGATGGAGAGAAAGCGTACATTGATATTAGTGGCGCCTCCCATAAGATCGTTCTATCTATCGTGAAGGGGAATCACAAGGGAGGATGTTTCGTTCCAGATTTAAGCGTCTCAGTTACGAGAATTAAGAATGATAGCGATTTTAAGTTATAACCGTAACTGTCATTATTTTAAGAGGCATCAATTTGGTGCCTCTTTTTGTATCTTGAGTAACTATTTATAGAGAATCCCTACGAATATTCCGAGGTTAAAATATGAGCTACAACTTCATCGACGGCTGGCAACAGTTTGTTGGAGGACATCAAGAATCCAATCAGAGGAAGAGCATGAAAGATCTTCTCTGGGAACGTTCTGAAAATTGGAAAGTTGATCGCCTCATTTATGAACGCGCTTTACTTGAGGGCAGAAAAGAAGATGTCCTCAAAAAATACCCACAATATGCCAACCAAATTGAGAACTATTTTACAGGAGAGAATGATCCGTCAGGAAATAATAAATATCTCTCCAAGATGGTGAAGCTGCTTCACACAGGACTTCAGAACTGGGAGAAGCGCATGGCAGTGGTAGACCAAGCGCCAGATGAAATTCAAAAAGGTGCGCAGGCGAACATCGAGGCAGAAAAAATAAAGATTGCCGTCCGCGACTTTCATAAACTAAACAAGTATATGCCCACCGCTCAAGGCGGAAGAGATCTTAACTCTTACAAATATCTTGGTGATATTAATCAAGCTCTCAACAACGCAGAAGCGGTTGCTAAAAGGAAAGAGTTGGAAAAAATTCACAAAGAAAAGGTCCGAGGAGACGCAGATAGAATTTATCAAGATAAGACAACTCTCGTCGTCCGCCCAAAATCAGAAGAAGCTTCCTGCTATTACGGACAAGGAACCCAGTGGTGCATCGCAGCAACAAACAGCCGCAACTATTGGGACGACTACGCAAACGATCAAGGCGCTGTATTCTTCTTCATCTTAGATAAAGACGCGCAACTAAGAGAAGCCGAAAGGGATAAAGTTGCTCTTGTATACGACACGAACCACGACGAATCCGAGTTCCCTATGGACGCCTACGACACGGTTGACGATCAACTTGATTCAGCCGATATTACTGGTTACTGGGACGATGCCTGGAGTGAGGAGAAGATTAGTGCTGTCTTCAACGCCATTCAGCAAAGTCTTAATGAAGATCCGCCCGAAGCAGGTGCTGACTTGTATGAGGCAGCAGAGGAGCTTCATGAATATGCCAATAGGGAGTTCGCGAATTCAGAGGCTGCTGGAAATATTGATGTTAGCATTGAAATAGATTATGAAGAAAATGGACTCCAAGCCCATGGAGTTATTTCTTATGTCTATGATCTTAACTATGATCGCCATTCTGAAGGTGCGATGGAAACTGCAATGGAAGGCTTCACTGATGACCCTGCAGAGGTGGAGGAAGCCATCGACGAAGTCTTATCCCAAGACTACAGTGAGGCTGAAGTAGATTTCGACGGCGAGAAGCTTTACATCGCTCTTAATATGGATTGTGAGGATTGCTACGGCGGACCCACTCGCGAGGCAAGAGATAGAGCAGTGCAGGGTGCTCGCGATTTTATTGACGGATTGGTTTATAGCTACGCCGATAATTATGAAGCAGAGAAAGAAGAGCTTCGCAACACGCTCGTTAATCGAGAAGTCCTTGGACCCTCCGAGTGGGACATTAAGAAGAGAGATATAAAGGCTGAAGTAGAGGAACTACCACACTTTACATCTCGCGACTTAGGCAACCTTATCCTGTTTGAGCTTGTTGAAGAAGGGACTTCAGCCCCTGTGATAGGAAAGCTTGATAACAAAAAAGAACAATTATATACAATATTCGCGGCAAATTCTGTCACAGACAGGGGTTATAACTCTAAGAACTTTAACACCGCCCTCCGCACAAAATTAGACAAATACTTCAGCGAGGCAAAAGCCGCAGCCGCTCAACAAATGTCCCTTCCTCTTGGTGACAAGTATGAGAAACCAAAAGACGCTCCTTGGAATCCCTATTCCTTTGATATATACCTTGTTCCCGACATCAACGGAGAAACACGAATGAAACTACAATACCCTATCGGTGAGGGAAGAATGCCTTCTTATTATCTTGGGGCTTTGAAGTCTCTTAACGACAACTACGATCAGATTGTTAAGTCAGCAAGGGAAATCTTTGAAGAGATGATGGGTAAACAAAAAGCCAAGGACGCGAAAAAGGACGAAGAGGTTTACAGCGGAAAAGAGGCAATGGAACTTATCAGATTAATTGATGGAGTCATCCTCGCTTCTGGAATGAACGACGAACGCCGAGAAGCAAACGTCGCGGTGCTTAAGTGGTTCCAAGAGAATTTTGAAAAGATGACACCAATCGAGCGAAAAGCTGCCACAACCTACTTGGTGAAAATGAGGCAACATATCACTAATGGAATTACTGGTCTTTATAAAATTGAGGACGACGCAGATGTTCCAATTAGGTTTGAATCTGAAGTAAAAAGTAAGATGGAAGACATTGGCGCAGCAATCAGGGCTCAGGGAAGATACAAGTGGCTCGGCAAGCGAGACGACTTGGTTGAAAGCATTCGCAACAGAGTTCACCAAGTCATCGCCGAGCATCTAAAGAAGTGAAACTCCTACTTGAAAATTGGCGAAAGCACATAAACGAAGTAACCACTCTCGAACCAGAAGTGAAACAAGGATTCAGGAAAGCTATTGTAGACTCCAACTTCTGGAAACATCCACACGAAGAGTATGATGTCGTTGACTCTACATCGATCAAGATGCCAGACGGATCTTACGCAGGAGAGACACCTGCTTCCGTAGCGCTCGCCGAATACCTGAACGCCACGGCACAGGAACTCGGAACAGACTTGTTCTTCGTCGTAACCGTCGAGAAGGGTGACGGATATGTTTTGAGAGACGGCGATGCGAACTATCCGAACAACTGGCTTATGGGAGCAGAGTTCAATGGTCCAAACCCCAGCAACGGAAAGAACTTGATAATCATTGAACTCCGTCCGCTTGAAGAGGACTTCGAAATATCAGTTGTCGATCCAAAACAATTAGTAAACCTCATATCCCAAGTCGTAAATCACGAAATGGTTCACTACTGGCAGATGAAGAAGCAAGCAGAATCAAAAGGATTGAGCGACGAAGAGGCATGGGAAGAATTACTATGCGATCCAGAACAAGTTCCAGTCGGCGCATCACAAGAAGGTAGAGATGAGTGGGACCAACGCTGCGGCAGAGCACCACCAGAGGATCATCACGGAAAGGAAGTATATGTAACGAGACACGGAGAGATAGACGCCTACGCTCACGAGGCAGCAGAACAACTATTGACATACATGTCGCCAGAAGCAGTCATTCGCCACCTTAGAACAAGCAAAGGAATTCGCTGGGCAGCACAACAGAGTTCAGCAGTCCAACTATTTATGGACACTTTAGCCCGAGACTCAAAAGAGATAAGAAAGTTCTGGACAAAACTCTACACTCAGATACAACAGCAGAGTCAAGAGTTGTCCGAAGACTCAGACTTCCAAAAGAACATGAAGAAAAACCTCCCAAAAGAACTTGACTTCCTGCTGAACAAGGGAGCGAATAATAAGAAAGAGGGACCGGGAATAAAGAATCCAAAGAAACCTAAATTTAAGAGTGCCCCACCGGGAGCACCTTTTGGAGAGGGAAAAGATGATTAGAAAGTATGGAATGGTAGCAGTGTATTTGCTGGCGATAATATTTATCCTCACATCGTGCCCCAAGAAAGAGGTTGCAAGAATCTCAGAAACAATAGCTCCCGAGCCTCTACCAGACATAGATGATGAAGGTATTTCAAGAAGCGATCTGAGCGACACAGCCCTTCCCTCTATTGATACAGGCGTGCAGGCGGAAAACCAATAAAAAAGTGCTTTAGAACTTCCCCACCATATATACTTTAGGGAGGTGAGGTTCTATGACTTATCGTTTAGTGGGAGTATTAGTATTATTATTTGGAGGTATTTTCGCTTGCGGAGACGCCCAAATTCTATCGGAACAGTGCTCACAGTCAGTTACCGCACCGACTGAGCAATCGACACCTGAAGTGTCTCAATTGATTGCTCCCACCGAAGTTTCAGCCGCTACTCGAAAGATGAAGAGAACGGCAGCAAAGACTCGTCTTGCATCTGTGGAAGTCCACAATCTTGAGCGAGGCGTGAGAGGGACAGGAACTTACTATCTCCATGATGGTCATCACATTGTGATAACTGCTGCACATGTTGTAGACGGCGGAGCAGAAGTAGTGATGGTATCAACCCCGAAAGGCGAGCCAATGCCAGCATTGATTCTTGCTTTTGATAACAGGGGTTCGCACGACTATTCTGTATTGCTCCTCCAAGAGCCTCTTCAGACAAGAACTCCAATGGATTTGAAAGTATACTCTGGAGACAGAGATTCTTTGATTGGCGAAAATGTAGTCTATACTGGAAATCCAGGTCATCACAAGCAGCTTACAATTCAAGGGACAATCAGTGGATTCGCAAATGATGGAAGCATCGTGTTACAGTCCTATGCGTGGGGCGGAGCCTCTGGCTCATCCGTATTCGACAGCCGAGGAAATTTGGTAGGAATTCTTAAGGCAATTGATGTTAATCGCAACAGCCTCTCTCCATACCCCCAGCTTAATGAAAATGTTGTTTGGTTGTCACCACCCAGCAGTGTAGATTTGGAAGGACTGACAAAGATGCTTGAGATATTTACTTTGATGCAAGAACTTCAAGGAGTCGAGGTGAGATAAATGTTCAAACATGTCTGTCAATTGTTGTTTCTCACGTTAATGGCGGTTTCTTGTGGACCGGACTACGGAATCATTGGCGAACATGAGACGAAAATAATCGTTGTCGAAGTTCCCGGAGACGATGCTGACACTCTCAAGGGGAAGATATGGGTGGACTCCTTTGATCAACCTTCGTCTGTAAATGGCGTGGATATTCTCTGGGTTATTGATACTTCTTGTTCGATGGTAAACAACGAACCGGAGCTTCTACTTGGAATTGATACAATGATGAATTCTCTTCCCCAAACCGGCTGGAGACTGAACATGATATCCAACGATCCGCTCAAGGTTATACAAGATCAGCAATTCCCGCTCGTCCCTGGTGACTCCGCTCAAGATGCAAAAGACATGTATGACAATATAAATCGAGGACATTTAGAAGAAGGTTTCGATGCACTAAGGACGTACATGACAGGAAATACATACGCCCCAACTTGGATGAGGAACGACGCCGCACTCCTTGTTGTATTTGTGTCCGATGAAGAAGATCAAAGCAACCAGACTGTCGCAGAGTTTACCTCTTGGTATTCCTCTATACGTCCCAGTGTCTTCCTTGCAAGTATAGTTCATTTGGATCCTGCAGACTCTCTATGTCATGTTAATCCATATTATGATACAGCATATAATTCCATCGATGCGACAAATCACTTTGGAGGAATCATTGTTGATATCTGTTCTAAAGATTGGAGCGCAGGCGTTGCCGATGCGGCAGTCCAAATCAAGCCCTTTGAGTGGTATGAGTTAAGCTATGTTCCCTCCAACGCAGAATCAATACGAGTATTTCTTGATGGAGTTCCTAATAATGATTGGCACTATGAGTCGGCAGATAATACTGTCTACTTTGATGTCGTCCCAGAGGCGACAGTGCATGTTGAAATAGCATATCTATATTTGCCGTGGGAACCGGAGCCTGTTGCAAGACCTAATCCATTTAATTAGAAGAGGAGTCAGAAAATGGATGAGGAAAGCCACCCACATTTAAGATTGATCGACAGCAATAAGCCACTCAATCAACTATCTGAATCTGACTTACACCAATATAATCACGATGACGAAGAGTATAACTATGAACTTGGAATGAGCAAGAGAGACGTTAAATTGCTTGTCATTTCTGCTGCGCTCTTAGGCATCCTTGCCGGAGTCATCGCCGTGGGTGCATTTGGAGTAATAGCAGTGCTATGGTAGATTTCGACGAGATGAGGAAGTGGAACAACAGGTGTCCGAAGTGCAGGGCTTCCATCCATTTTAGATTATACAGCGGCACCCTCGGGGCAACCGCCCCCGCCAAATGCGGAAGAAATGTTAGCTGTTCTCGCATTCTTTCAAGAGCAGAGGTGAGAGCAGGCACGGTGGAAGTTTGTGACTGGAGAGGGTACGCAGTTCGAATGTGGGATGGCAGTGTTCGATTTAAAAATGAAGATGGAAGGTTTTTGTTCGAATGGCGATAATATTAACATTGATCTCCTTGCTTGTGTCCTGTATTCCTGCCGACACCGCGCCCGCTGATGTTGCCAATGAAATTCATTCGAGCATTTTCACAAACAAATGGTGGGAAGTAGTCAGCGGTCCTCCTGTGGATGAAATCTATGATGCTTGTTTTATGCTTCATGAAGTTGATTACGATGGAGGAACTCTGATAAAGTTTGAAGAAGGCGAAGAGTGGCCCTATTTTTCATATCAATCCAAGTGGGAATATACAGAAGATGAAGATATTTACCTAATTGAAGGAGAATATGAGGTGGAAATAACGCAAAAAGGCAATAGATGCTGGAATATTGAATACAGCATCTATGATGCAGTCGCCTGCGCGTGCTCTCTTGATGCGACGGCTGTGGCACCGTACCTGGAGTGGGCAGCCTCCACCTCTGAGTCGTCCGAAGAAACTTGAAAATAAACATCACATAAGTTTAAAATATATGAGGCAATAGGGTATAATAGTAGTAGTTATATGTGTGAAGAACGAGGTTTACCCAATAGGCACACTGCTACAGATTGTTGAGAAAAATCATACTTATCGTATTATAGTTCTCGATTATTTTCCTGTCTTTTTCGGCGAAGAGCAAGTGTGGCATTATACTTTAAACTTTTTCAGAGATGGGCACAACATGGGAACTCTCACATTTGACGAAAATGAAATGTGCAAACTAATTAGAGATGGCGAGATGGAAGTACTTTCAAGAGGTTGATAATATGAAATTCATTGTAAATTTACTAAATCCCTATAATAGAATAAGAGAACTGCAAGAGGAGAACATTAGGATGAAAGAGGAATTGATATCCCTTCGGGACGAGAACGGGAGTCTTTGGGACATGCTGGAAGAGATAAAAGAAGCGGAGAACGATGCAATTGAGAGTCTTGCTGTATTCTCCTCCAAGCCCATCGGAGAGGCTTGATGTCAACGATGAAAATAACTAAGCATGTTAAGAGTTCTTGGGTATCAAAGTCTAAAATAGATGAAATGCCGTGGGGACATGAGGTTATCTGGTCCGCACTCCCTTCCGTTCGTGGAAAAATACTCTATATGAAGGAGGGTTCCCGAAATAGCTTGAAGTTAAATGTGCTGAAGGATGAGTGTCTATTTGTTCTTGCCGGCACAGTCGAAGCGGAATATGGAACAGAGCTATCATTAAAGGATCCAGTGCAATATCCATTTGAAAGTCGAGTACTCTCCACCGGAGATGCTTTGAATGTTCAGTCAGGATGCCCCTATCGCCTCACTGCGATTACTGACGTAAAGATAGTCGAAATTGGAAATTCCTCCAATTCAGACAGACAAGAAATGGTTCGAATCGAGGATGATTATGGAAGAGAATAAAAGACAAGAAGAGGAAGATTTGAAGCCCCGCCCGCCTGCAAAACTTGCACCAAGGGGAATCAGGACTTTTACAATGTGTCGTCAGTCCGACGAGACAGGAATCTCCGGAACAGGAGTTGTCGTCGAGGGTGTTGTTTACGCCACCGGACAATGTGTTGCGCACTGGCTCTTGCCAGCGAAAAATGGCAGCATTGCTATTTTCGATTCTCTACGAGATTTTTTGGAAATCCATGTCGAGAGCCATTTGGCGAACAAAACGATTATCACTTTCGAAGACGGCGAGCAACACACCTATCTTCCCAATGGGACAAAAGAAGTGACATTGCCGGAAGTGGAAACTGATTCTGACGGAACTGCTTAGGTGCGTGGAAACAAGTCGAGATATTAGAGTAGGAGATTATGTAAGGTGGCTATATCCAATGGGATATATAGACATGCAAAAAAGGGAATATTCCTACGGACTGGTGATGGATGCGAGATTTGAAAAAGACATGGACGGGAGAATAATTCTTCTGCTTGACTCTGGATACAAGCAATCCTTTTGGCTTTCTTTGGATCTGTTGGTGGAATTGGGGGAACTGCAGGTATTGAGGGTTGGGCAGTGGCAAGATGTCCGACAATAGGGCAACAATCGGCAAAATCAAGAGAGGTGATTATATTCGATGGAAGCCTCTTCCTCTGGAATTGATATATGGGCATGACTATCGCGGACTTCCAGGTGATGAGAGTAAGTGGGAATACGCTCTCGTACTTGAAGTGCTGGAGAGTCCACGAAATGAAGCGATGCAGCCGGGACTGCACTTAAGAATATTAAAGAATGGACAGTCTGACTGGATATTTAATTTTGAACTCTTTAGATATATTGAAATAATTGGCGAACATAAGAAAGGGCGACAAGATAGTCGAGACTGAAACTAGTTATGGGAAACCAATAGAAAAGGAAGAGTAGATGGGCAACGACGCATTCAAGAAAGTCCCGATGACGGGAGTTATTTACGCCAACGGCAAAGCAGCAAAGTTGGGTTTCTATCGTGGAAACAAAAATTGGGTAACGATGGCTCAGGGTCAAGCAGAAACAGGTATGTTAGAAGGTGGAGTCGAGAGAATAGGCAATATCCCAGTGTCTGAACTAGACCAGGAATACGCACCAGTCGGAGGGCTAAAAGAACTACGCCAAGCCATAGCAGAGATGTACAACGAACTCTATCGCCAAGACAAGGAACACAAGTTCACCTTTGAAAACATTTCCGTCGCAGCAGGAGGAAGGGCGGCACTAACTCGCCTCTTCGCCTCTATCGGACGATGCAACGTCGGACACTTCCTTCCAGACTACACAGCCTACGAAGAACTCCTAACAACATTCGCAGACTTCAATACAATTCCCATTATGCTCAAGCCAGAAACTGGCTACTCGTTCACAGTTGATGAACTAAGAGAAGAAATACAGGGCAGAGGGCTATCTGCACTGCTTGTAAGCAACCCTTGCAACCCAACAGGTGCCGTCATTGCTGGCGAAGAACTGAAAGGTTGGGTAGATGCAGGGCGAGACTTAGACTGCTCTATTATCTTTGACGAGTTCTACTCTTCA